GGTGCTTTATTAGTTGCAAGTCGTATGGCCTCAAGACTCAAAGAAAGCGGATTTGCAAAGAATGATGTTATTGAGCTCTTGGCTGTAGAAAACTTTGATATTGAACTTTGCAATAGAGTTGCTTCTAAGCTTTTTGATACTGTTGAAGCCCCTGTTGCTAAAAAGGTTGAAGTTGCAGTTGTCCCTACCAAGTATGCAGATTGTGCTCCTACAATCGAAAGAAGCTTGGATAGATTAAGTGCAAGAGAGTTTACAAAAAGACTCTGTTCAGGCCCATATGCAGTTGTTAAGATTGACAACAAACAATTTGATTCCTGGGTAAGATTGGCTGAACTTGCAAAGACAAGTTCAAATGCTAGAACAGCTTTACACACCGAACTTAAGCCTTGGATCGAAGAGGCTTTATTGAATTCAGTATTAGTTGCTCAGAAAGAAAAGAGCAATATTGTAACAGCTGACAAGAATAAGCAAGTTTACAAAGTTGCTATGAGAAAGGGTGAAGCTACTGTTGATTTAACATCTGGTACATCCACTTCAGAAAAGTTCACTCAAGGTAACTATGAAACATTTGGTTTAGCAGATGAATATATGGTTTCTGCTGCTGATTCCATTTCCCCATACGAGAGACTCAAGAGAGCATTAAACTCCTAACATTCAAAAAACCTAATCAACTTCTAAACCCGTCGATTTCGACGGGTTTAGTTTTCTTTTATAAGGTTAACAAATGGCAGAAGAAAACAACACAGTAGTTAATGCGATAATTCCAACAAAAGAGAACTTACCAGCAGAGGGTTTAAGATATTTTAAGGATCTGAAAGAAACAGATGATCCAATAATTCCATTACCTCATGACTCAATGATGGATTTGCAATACCCTCAGTTTTTTGAGGCTAGATGCGCAATATGTTCTTCACCACTTAGAAATTTGGCAGAACACGTTTTTCTTGAAAGTGGCAAAAAAGCTCAATCAGTTATTAAGTTTTTTGAAAGACACTATAATGCAAAACTTAACTGGTCTCAAGTTTCTACTCACATGGATAATCACTGTGACTTTAAGAAACTTGTCACATCTGGTTTAAAGAACTATGAGCAAAGAGAGGAGTTAATTGCTCCTTGGATTTTTAGAGAAAATCAGCTTGCCCTTACTGCTTTAATGGTAGAACTTGATGACATTCGTGGTATGGACTGTTCCAAAAGTAATGATCTAAAGCTTAAACGTGCTGCAATGGTTGAAAAGCTCATTGGTAAGATTATGGATCTTAAGGATAGAAGAGATAATCAAGGAGTATTTGCATTCAATATCTTTGATATATTATGGGATTTACACGAAAAATTCAACAGTGAGTATGACAAAAAGCTTGTCAGAGATCAGATGAAGAGCCTTAGGGACAAGCTTAAACAAGATAACTAATGAGAAAAAATGCCTCTAAAGCTACATTAACCCAAGCTGAAATAAGATCACAACTTATTCAACAAGCAAATCAAGCACAAGAAAAATTCAGAGAATCTGAATACGCTGAAGAATTTGCAGATGAAATTGTACCTAATGTAAGGGCTGAGGTTGCTCCGCCAATACAACCAACCAAAACAAGATTCAACCCTGATCAAATTGTTGATATTGTTACTTTTATTGAACATCCTTACTTTTGTAATCTTAAACCGTACCCATTACAAAGGCTTATTCTAAAATGTTTTTATATGGGACAAGAAGGCAATACAGATTTAGTTATTCAAGATATTCCAGAAGATGAAAGAGTTGGATGTAAAGGTTGTGTTTGGGAGTTTGTAAAGAAAAATGAAGAAAAGTCGATTGAAATGGCAAGACAAAATCGACCATATAAAGCTTCATTTTCCGTGATTAATTCGCCTTGTTTAACTTGTAGTCGAATGGATCAGGAAATAGTTAAAGAACGTTATGAAAATGAAAAAGATAACGCCACTAATCCAGACGCTTTAAGAAAAGTAGAAGAGCTTGAGGAAAGACCATTTGTTGATAACTTTCAAACTGAAATGGACTTATTTCATTCAGAAGAGTTTGATCCAAAATTAAGAATGCAAATTCTAGATAAATGTACTAAGAGATTTAAGTTTCAAGAATTGGTTTTAGTACTTGGTAGACGTTCAGGAAAATCATTCCTTGTGTCTACTATTGCATTGTATGAGCTGTATAGATTGATATGTATGGGACACCCTCAATCACGATATGGATTGATGGAATTTGACTCTATTTATCTATTGAATGTTGCTAGAAATGAAGAACAAGCAAAGAACGCTATCTTTGCTAAAATCAAGCAAACAGTGTTAGCATCACCATTTTTCCAGCCTTATATTGGAAAAGATACAGAACTTGAAATGCGCTTCTTTACTGAGAATGACCGCAAAGAAAATGAAAGAAGAGACACTGCTGGATTAAATTTATTTTCAGGATCATTAGTTTTAAAATGCGGTTCTAGTAGTGCGTCTGGCCTTGTTGGTCTTACTTGTTGGTGTGTAATCATGGACGAAATTGCTGCTATGGCTGGTGATAATCCTGATTCTGGACTTGACTATGATCTATATAATGACCTAAAGCCTTCTCTTGCGACTTTTGGTAGAGATGGAAAGATGATGATGCTTTCTAACCCTAAAGGCCCAATTGGTTTGTTGTATGACTTGCATGAAAATAGACAAGACGATCCATCTACTTTAGTTATGCGTGGTCCTACTTGGCTTGTTAACCCAAATATTGACAGAGACTTCCTAGAATCTGAAAAACTTAAAAACGGCACAGAATATCAAATGCAATATGGTGCTGAGTTTGGTGCATCTTCATCTGATCCTATGTTTTCAGAAGATTCAATTAATAGAATGTTTTCTTCAATGTCAATGGTTCCAAGAGCTGAAAGACCAACTGAAATGTTCACTTATTATTGCCACATTGATCCTGCTAGAACTTCAGATTATTATGCTTTGGCTGTAGCTCATTGTGAAACTATGTGGGGAGCTTTTGGTCAAGATGGGAAGCCTTTAAGAAGAGTAGTTATTGATCATATTCATTTCTGGAATCCGAAAACAAAGAACCAACCAGTACCAGAAAAAGAAGTAGAAGACTATGTGCTGGAGCTTCATAAAAGATTCAGATTTAAACAGGTAAGTATTGACCAGTGGAATTCTCAATCATCTGTTATAAAGTTGAGAAATATGAGAGTCCCTATTGTAGAAAAAACTTTCAATAAACAATATAAAGAAGGCATTTACACTGAGTTAGCTACACTTTTGAGAGAAGACAGAATAGATATTTATGATGTATCTGCTGGTACATATACTGATGCTAGGGGTAATGTATTGCCTTTGGATGAGATTAAAGAAGCTAAGACACAATTTCTATTTCTTCAAAAAAAATGGAAAGGTAACAGATTTATCATTGAATCTTTGAAAGGATATAAAGATGATATTTGTGACGCAGTTGCAGCTGTTTCATATGAAGCTTACTTTTCTAAAATTGCTGATGTATTGCCAAAGTCAAGGTTAATCAACACAGGTTCAAGAATAAGATAGACATATTTCTAGTATTTTGGGGATAAAAATGGCCAATCAAAACAAAAATATCAGAACAGCTGCAGGCTTTGGTGGTGTAGGCGGTGCTGGATCTGGTGGTTGGGCTCCTGGTGGAAGTCCGATTGCGAAAGGGGGACAGACTCCTGGCAATTTTAATCAATTTGTTGATGATTCATCCTTTGAGGCTATCTTATCTAGAATTCATCAAGATGCACCCGATGATCCAGAAAGAAATATGGAAGCAAGATTAGTTCCACAGCATACGTTCAAAGAAGATGATGCTGTTAATAATCTTGATATTTTGGATGTGGATGAAAGAAATGCTTTTAAGTTGAGAACCAAGCTACGTGCTCATAAGCATATGTTAGAAAAAGCAGCAACTCAAATGAAAGCTAATCCACATCATCAAAAAATCCAAGAATCTACGATGGAAGAATCATTAAAAGCTCGTAGAAAATATAAAGATGGGCAGAAGTTTGATTATGAAGATGATGTTCCAGCTCAAATAAAGCCTGAAAGAACTCATTCAATTTATTCAAGTTCAAAAAATGAAAGAGTAGCTATTGATTTTACTTACAGAAGAAGAGATCAAATCAATGAAGCAGAGCCAGGTGATGCAGATGCCTGGTGGAAAGCTACAAAACAACAAGTACCTATGGGTAAAGCTCCATTATTAACAAATGGTGCTGAAATGGATCAATATTTCGATGAATTATTGAATGAGAACAATCCGAACCCTAGTGGTATGTGGAATGAAGAAAATATTCAAAACGAAGAGATAGTTGATCCTGACACAAAACCAAATTTTAGTGGAAATAGCTCAGCTAAAAATTACAATCCAAAGAACAACAATACAATGTCATTAGAAGCACAACTTCATGGTGATTCTTATGAGAAAAATCAATACGATAGAAATAACTTTGGTAATGAACCTATTGGATTTGATGACAATCCATTAATGCAAGGACAAGGAAATTACCCAAGAGTTCCATGGGCTTAAATCTGTAAAATGATTATATGCCACAATATGATTATCTAGTAGTTGGAGCCGGTTTATTCGGCTCCATTTTTGCATATGAAGCTAATAGATTAAACAAAAAAGTCTTGGTTATAGATAAAAGAAATCATATTGGCGGAAACTGTTATTCAGAGCCTTACGAAGATTATCATATTCATAAGTACGGTCCACATATTTTTCATACTTCTTCAAAATATGTCTGGGATTATATTAACCAATTTACTTCTTTTAATAATTTCACGTTAAGGAATAAAGCGAATATAAATAATAAAATTTATTCCTTACCTATTAATTTGAGTACAATTCAACAAGTTTGGCCAGAAGCATATAATCC